ACATGGGCTCCGCTTTCCGATGGTTGGGATGGGGTGTCCACGGCGCCCGCTCTCAGTATGCCTTCGAATACACCAAACGCCTAAGAACCGTAGAAGTTCCTGTCAACGAACATCCAACTTCTAAGTTTACCAGCAACCACCATTATCTAAAATAACTCAGGTGCGTAATGCACCACAACCCAAAACAAAATCTATGACAACATCACTCCCACAAGTCGACTTTTATCTGCGCGAGGGCGGTGAATGGTCAGTCAAAACCACGAAGGACATCTTCGGAGGTAAGCGTACTGTTCTGTTCATGCTTCCTGGTGCTTTCACTCCGACTTGCACTGAACAGCAACTTCCTGCTTACGAGGCCTTCTACGACTCTATCACTGAGTTTGGAGTAGACCAAGTCCTTTGCATGGCAGTCAACGACGCTTTCGTTATGAACGCATGGGGTGAAAGCCTCGGCATCGAAAAGGTGAAGCTGATTCCTGACGGAAACGGCGCCTTTACTCAAGGCATCAAAGCCGTTGCTGCTAAAGAAAACATTGGCATGGGCCTGCGCGCTTGGCGGCTAGCGATGATTGTCAACGCTGAAGGCTTGGTAGAATGGGTCGCTGTAGAGCCTGGCCAGAGAGCCAACGCTTCTGACGACCCCTACGGTGAGACAACTCCTGAGCGAGTCATTGGCGCTTTGACCATGATAAAGGCAAACGAAGCTGCGTCCGAATCAGCTGACGCCAACATCGAAGCCGAAGCTCTTGCAGCAGTTGGTGGCTGATGGACTTTCTCTCGTTCGAGATGCGAGTGCAGTTAGCTGTTGGCGCTGCACTCAAAGAGGATGGTAATTGTCGCTTTTACGAGGCTATGATGCCTAGCGACTACGGTGATGTCCACTGCATTTTTGGTGGTGGAGATGGCCAATCTTCTCTTCGGGTCAAAGTTGACCACGAGGGAAATGTCACAGGGCCTGTTCGAACGTCTTGGCCTTGGCTTCAGGATAAACAGGTCGAGTGGCCTGTTGGAATGGACTACAACACTGCACGCAATCTATTCGACGACACCTTTCCTCGAACAGCGTGGAGCCAAGTGGTTCTTCGTAAGCCGCTAACTTATCCTGCGGTCAACGCCGAGTTTATCTTCACAGTTGGTGGAGGTTATGTGGTTGTCGACACGGTGACTAAGCGCGCTTACAGGTTAGACCGTTAGTTACAGAAGTTTACTATTGGGGTTCACTACTATAATAATAGTGAATCCATTGGTAAAGTATGACTGTCACCACTAACGATCGCGGCCAGCAAAACCTATTTGCTAGAGAGCCTCAGATGTACATCTCAAAGTCTGACGCAGAGCGTTATGACCAAGAGACTTACGCTGAGCGTGCTGAGAAAGCTAACGGTCGCTCTGCCATGATCGGCCTGGGTTTCGGCTTGCTATCTTATGCCATCACGGGCAACCTCTACTTCGGCCTCCTTTGATGACTTATTTAGTGCTTTCAGGCATTCTTCTGACCCTGTTTATTACCGGCGCACTAACATCCCAAAGCGGAGACGAATAGTTCTCCTATCAAACAACTAACAAAATGGAACCATCTTTGATCGAGCTTCTGACCTATTACGTTATAGGCGGAGCGCTTCTTGTCGGAGCTCCCGGCGTCTTCTTCTTTATTGCCTTCATGCCTGCCCTTCAAAACACGAAGGGAAGAATGGTAGGTTACAAAGATCGTAAGGAATACGGAGACATCTCCTCTTACGAAAACTCTCCAACAGACCAAACTAAGTTCTTTCTCACTTTAGACCAATGAACGAAAACGCAGAACGCATCAACGGAATGTTCGCCATGATTGGCATTATTGCAGCCATGGGCGCATACGCCGTCACAGGCCAGGTAATCCCCGGCATCTGGTGAACTGGGCTTACCTCCTAATGTTTATCATCCTTGCTCTTATCATTCTCTCTGATGAAGAAGATGATGACGAGGGAGGAGGCCATCCCCAACTAGCTTACGCAAGGCCAAGGCAATGAGTTTACTTTTTGTCTTGACTTTTATAATCCTTTTGACTGTCACGCTTGAAATGACGTGGTCAGTAAAAAAACCACACTAAACAACCCTTGAGCAAACACTCCGCTACTATCGACGAGTTTTATGCCACCACGCCTAGGACGGCAAGGTGGCTGATGAACGTCATCCGCACTCGCTACGGGATAAATGGCAAAACTGCCCTTGAACCTGCTGTGGGTGCGTTCGTGTTTCCGGACTCAGCTCCTGAGTTAGACTGGACTACGAACGACCTTAACACTTGGACAGACCGAAAACCCGACGCCTTGTCGGACTTTTTGGAAAGCGACTTTGACAGGTTTGACTTTGTTATCACCAACCCTCCATTTGGTGCTGGCAATAAGTTGGCTTTCAACTTCGCTAAGAAAGCCTGTGAGATTGGTGATGTCGTTGTCATGGTGGTTCCATCTATCATGGCAGAGTGGACTAAGCGCCTTGACAAGGCCATCCCACGAGACATGAAACTTGTGTGGTCTGAAAAACTACGCGAGCAGTGGTTTGACTTACCAGATGGCTCCCAACGCCGCGTGCGCACTCACGCTATCATCTTTGAAAAGCACGAAGGCTATGAGCGGCCTAAGTTTGAGGAGCCTATCCTCGACATTCGCACGCCATTCTTCGAGTTTTCTGATGAAGGCAACTACGGCATTCGAGTGTTTGGTGACGGGTTAGGTGACCTGTGGCCTGTGCATGAAGAGTTGCCTATGGGCTGCTTCATGAGGCTCAAGTTTCATCGCCATCAAATGATAACCGGCTCACGTCTTATCATGAACTACCCTTGGCGCTGGCATGTAGGAATGGGAGGTAGAGGCAGAGCACCTTGGTGCACTGACCCGCCCATCGTTCCTCGCATCTCAGGAGGCAAGATCTACCACTACACCAACTCAATGGCTGTTTTGGAAGGTCGCATCCCTCCACTTGAAGGGGTCGACTACGAGGCTTTCCTCGAGACCCTACAACAACAACTACTCTACGGACTTCAACTCCCTAACTAAATCATGGCAATGCGTTTCGCAATGGGCACTGACACCATTCAGTCTAAGCCCAAAAAGACTCGTCAAGGTAAAGGCACTCACACCAAAGTCGCCTCTCGCCCAGGTGGTCGCAGGACCAAGCGTTACCGCGGCCAAGGTAAGTGAGTTCACTTTATGTGTTGTATGCAGGCTTCGCCATTTTTATGGGTGGAGTCTGCTACATAGTTTATTGGACTGTAACCTACGACAAACGAAATGAAACTTGAAAGCAAAGACTTTTGGGCTCACGTCGAAACGCTGAGACAAAAGGGTGATGACAACAAGGAGCTAGACCTTTGGCTTGCTCATGGGCTCCCTATCTACACCAATGGGGACCAGCTTCTTCGTGAGTATGACAAAGCTCAAGAGTTGTGACAGTTAGTAAAGTGGCACAAGGCTGAGTACAAAGGCTCAGTTTCATGCTATTATAAATACATGGAAGCAAAGCAGCTTCCTCTCTACACAACCTACCAACTCAAACAACATGGCTACTTTCACCGGCAACCTTCATAACCGCAACGGCTACTCTTCAGGCCAAGTTACGGTAAACCACGTTCGCACTCAAGCAGCCGCTAAGCAAGCCCTGGAAGCTCGCTACCCTGGAGCTTTTATCACAGGTGTTCGTCTGACTTCTAGCCGCGACTGAGCTAACAAAACCCAATAAACCTAAGCCCAGCGGACGTCAGTTCACTGGGCCTTTTTGGTGCTATAAACTACTTAGGCAAAACATCCGCCAAAAAAGCATGAACCTATTCGCTTGTTACGACAACCCCATTGAAGCAGCAAGGTGCCTTCCCGATAAACACGTCTGCAAGATGTGTATCGAGAACGCGCAAATGCTAGCAGTTGCAGTCGGTTCCCTACACGGGTTCGGCTGGGGAACGATCAGGAAGAAAGACGGTTCAGCTTACAGCGAGAAAGCCCACTTTAACCACCCATCTACCGTGTGGGTGCGGGCAACTTATCCCAACTTGGCCTGGGCTATCACTCATGGCCTTGCGTTGTGTGATGAGTTCGAACATCGCTACGGTAAGCCTCACGCCTCTAAAGTTGCACACATGGATGCTAAGGCTTTGTTCGACAAGAACACGGGCCTTACACTAGACGATTGGGAACAGCACGCGCCCTTTGCACGAGCAATGGCTTTTCCAGAAATCAAAGGCGATGAGAGCATCGACTCAGTCGAAGCTTATCGCAAGTATCTCACGCTACACAAGCCTTGGGCTTCGTGGGCGCGTGACGAGTCCCGCAAACCAACGTGGTGGAACCCCTCACTTTATACTAATGTCGATCAAGAGTTACAGAGAACCATACAAGATAAACGGAAAGTTTGATTTTCCTGAGTACTATGACCGTTTTCAGGCGGCCATCGGCTCAGTGTGGAGGCCCGAGGAGGTCTCCATGGACAGAGATGTTTATGACTGGCAAGAAGCAGCCCAAGAAGAAAAGGAAGTCATTGGGGGCATTCTCCGTGGTTTTACTCAACTCGAGCTCCACGTAGCTTGTTATTGGGGAGACGTCGTTACTAAATTCTTCCCTAAGCATGAAGTGCAAGCAATGGCTCGCGCTTTCTCCTGCTCAGAGGCAGTTCACGCCGCAGCCTATTCCCATTTGTCAGATACGCTTGGACTCGACGAGTTCGAAGCATTTTTAGGAGACCCCACCGCACGTGAAAAGATTGATTACTTCGTCAACCAAACAGACCCCATCGTCTCGCTGGGTGTGTTCTCCGGAGCGGGCGAGGGAGTTTCGCTATTCTCATCTTTCGCTGCACTACTTTCATTCAATCTCGATGGCCGGTTCGCTGGAGTTGCACAAATCCTCTCTTGGTCTGCCCTCGACGAGCAACAGCACAGCGACGGCGGATGCTCACTCTTTCGCCAATTGGATGCAGAAGGGCTCGTCTCCGAAAGCCAAAAGAGACAGATCGTGGAAGGCTTTGAGGCAGTCCTCGCTAACGAGGATGCATTTCTCGAAAAAATCTTCAACGGCTACGAGCTATCTTGTGTGGATCGCGATGACCTTTGGCATTACCTACGCTATCGCGCTAATGATCGTTTAGCCCAGTTGTACATTGGGCATCGGTTTAGTTATAATAAAGATAAGGCCGATGCCATTCGCAAATGGTTCGAGCCGATTCTCAAAGGACAAGTATCAAACGACTTCTTTGCCTCTCAAAAAGAGGGGTCAATGTACGTTGCAAAACCAGAACAAAACTTCGAACGCGTCAAATGGAACACACTCAACCTCAGCCTGGCGTAGAGCCTCAAGTGCCCTTGTGGCTGGGAGAAGAAGGCAAAGCTACGCTTAGCCGTGGCTACCTTCTTCAAGGAGAAACCCCTCGAGGGATGCATCGCCGTCTCTCGAGCCACGCAGCGAAGGTGCTCAAACGACCTGACCTCGAAGAGGATTTCTTCCAAATCTTTTGGAACGGCTGGCTTGGCCCAGCAACACCTGTTGCCTCAAACTTCGGCACCACTCGTGGCTTACCTATCTCGTGTTACTCTGTTCATGTCGACGACTCAGTCAACTCGATTTATTCTCACCTCAAGGAGGTGGCGCAACTATCGAAACATGGTGGCGGTGTGGGCGTTTATCTTGGGGACGTTCGCCCTGCTGGGTCTCCCATTAGCGCTGGAGGAAAGTCGACGGGAATCGTTCCGTGGGCACAGCAGTACGACCTTGCGTCACGGGTTGTTTCTCAGGGAGGCGTGCGGCGTGGGTCGTTTGCCATCTATTTGCCGATAGACCATCCTGACGTTTCCGAACTTCTCATCGCAAAGGACCACTCCAAAGGAGACCCTCGCCGCTTTGTCGACTCCAACGTCGGTCTTACTGTGACAGACGCTTGGATAAATGAGATGCTTGCCGGTGATAAGCAAAAGCAAGAGCTGTTTTCTGAGATTATGAAAACTAGACTCATCTCTGGCTCACCTTATCTTGTCTTCATTGACAACGTCAATCGGCAAAACCCAGAGTGCTACAAAGAGCGTAACCTCGAGGTCTCTACCTCAAACCTATGCTCGGAGATTACACTCTATACCGATGACGGCCACTCTTTTGTTTGCGTCTTGTCATCACTGAACCTTGCTAAATACAATGAATGGAAAGACTGGAAAGGAACATCAGGCATGTCAGTGCCGGCCCTGAGCACATACTTCCTAGACGCCGTGGTGGAGGATTTCATCCACAAAGCGTCTCGTATAACTTCGATGGGTCGTGCCGTTCGATTTGCACAGAAGAGTCGTGCCCTTGGGCTAGGAACCATGGGTTTGCATCTTTTATACCAGAAGGAGGGTATGGCCTTTGCGTCAAACGCTTCACGCCAATTGAACATAGAAGTCCATGAGTTCATCAAGTCAGAAGCGAGCAAAGCCTCAAGATCCCTCGCCTTGGAGTACGGAGAACCTGAGTGGTGCACAGGCAGTGGCTACCGCAACACTCATCTTCTTGCTGTGGCTCCCACCCGCACTAATGCTGTCATCAGCGGCGCTTTTTCTCAGGGTGTTGAGCCAATTGATGCTAACTATTTCGTCGCTAAACAAGCTAAAGGAACGTTCGTGCGCAAAAACCCGGTTCTAGAAGAACTGCTTTGTGAGCGAGGAGCTGGCGATGATGTATGGGACTCTATCCTTTACGCCAAAGGCTCAGTGCAGCATCTCGAATGTTTGACCAAAAAAGAGAAAGAGGTGTTCAAGACGGCTCGCGAGATCGACCAGTTCGAGCTCGTAAAGCAAGCTGCTGACCGCACTCCTTTTATCTGCCAAGCTCAGTCTCTAAATCTGTTTGTAGACCCAGAAATAGAGGCCGAAGAACTTGTCAGACTCCACCTATCGGCTTGGCAAAACGGCGTCAAGTCTCTTTACTACCTACGCTCTACATCTCTTGTCGCTAAACGAGACAAGAAGCCTCGAGCAAAAATCATCACCAAGGCAGACTGTCCTTATTGCGTGATGCTCAAGGACCAACTGAAAGCAGACGGCATCCAATACGAGGAAGTCGACAGAGCTTCAGTGGAGCATTTCCCTTACGAAACGGTTCCCCAGCTTTGGCTGGACGGAGCTTATGTCGGAGGCTACACCGAATACCAATCAACTTTCCATGACGAAAACACTGAGTCGGGCGAATGCGAAGCCTGCGCGGGATAAAGCATTTATGAGCAAAATCGGACTCCAACCCGGAGACAAACTCCCCAGTCGAAAAGACAGGCGAAGAAAGTATCCTCCTTTGACGAAGGAGCAGCAGGCTTTAGTAGCCGAACATCGCTGGATTGCCGGCCGACTAGCTCATAGTGCTCGTTCAATGACGGGTGGGCACACAGGATGCTACACAAAAGAAGATTTAGAGAGCGTGGCAATGTTTGCGCTTTGCGTGGCAGCAACCAGGTATAATCCAGCTCTTGGCTGGAAGTTCAGCACTTACGCTTGGAACACCGCTCGTGGGTGGATCCAGCACGCCCTCCGCGACTTCTCACGAATGGTGAGAGTGCCTCGTTGGGTGGGTGGAGTGCGAGCAGATGTCAAAGAGATGCTCAAAGGAGGATCTACTTACGATGAGATTGAAGAAGAACTCGGCCTCGACCATCGTCAGGTTTTGATGTGTGAAGAGTCGTGGCAGGAAATACACTCCTCCTTTGACTACACTCCTGATGAGTCACGTCCTCGCGAGTTTACCTACGAAATCGATGAGGTAAAAGCTATGCTTGGCCCTCGCGTCTTCGAGATGGTCGGAGACTTGAGTGATGCCAATATCCAGCTACTTTTGCTTCACGTTGAAGGTGAATTAGAAACTGACGAAGAAAGGGATAAGGCAGATGCTCTTCTAAATAACCTTCGCAAATTCATCAGCAAAACCCCGCCCATCTAGGGTAAGAAATAGAAAAGCTCCTATTAGCTCCGTAGTTGCATGGCGTCAATCCGTATTTCTCAGCTTGCTGAGGTTCTCACAGTCACAAACGACGACGTTTTCGTCGTCAACGACGGTGACATTAACACCCGCAAGATAACTTATTCTAACCTGATTTCGGGACTTGTTCCTAAAATTGGAGACACTACTCTCACCGGCGACCTAACCATAAGTGGTTCGCTTACTGCCAGCGACTTAAGCATTGCGTCAGGTTTTCTTACAGTAGATGAGACAAACCTGCGCTTCGGTGTCGGAACGTCAACTCCGGAACAAACACTTGACATCAATGGTAACGTTCAAGTTAGAGGCGGCTACGCCATTCGTCTAAGCGACCCTAACAACGCCTTTGCCATTACGTTTCAGACTCCTGTTCTGTCTGCAAACGCCGGATACTCTTTGCCTAACGCCTTACCCGTCCTCTCTGGTCAGGTTTTGTCGTCAAGCGCTGGCGGTCAGATGTCTTGGGTTTCAGCAGCCACTGACCCGATGGCGGTGGTTGGTGACATGATTTACAGAGATGTCACTAACACAACAGCTCGCCTTCCTATTGGAGGCAACGGCCAAGTTCTCACAGTTCAAGCAGACGGAACTGCCCAGTGGTCAAACCCATCAACTGGGTTTAATGACCCAATGACAAATGCAGGCGACATCATTATTCGTGATGCGGCCAATCTTACGGTTCGCTTAGGAATAGGAACCGCAAACCAGCATCTGTCCGTTAACTCCACTGGAACAGCCCTTGAGTGGTCTACAGGTGATGCAGGCACAACTCCAAACCTGAACGAAGTTGCAACTGAGGGTGCGTCCACAGGCGTAAACCTCAGCGTGGGAACTCTCTTTACTATTCAAGGTGATGGCACTTCTCAGGACGGTCGGCTTAAGCTGAACTGTTCTCAAAATAGCCACGGCGTAACTATCCAAGCGCCTCCTCACTCTGCAGCGGCTAGCTACACCCTTACGCTTCCCAACGACGACGGAACAACAGACCAGGTTCTTAGCACCAATGGAAGTGGTGTCCTTGACTGGGTCGACGTTGCTTCAGCTGCTGATCTTGCTGCTTACATGCCTCTCGACTTCTTATCTTTACCGGAGTTGACCTGATGTCCGTAGACAACGCTGAGTTTCTTATTCAACGGTCTGGTTCTCAGTACACCTGCCAAGGAAGCTTCCTGTACGGCAAGATCCAAGCCACCGACCTCTTCGCCATCTACAGAAGCGGCACCCTTTACAGAGGAACCAAGGACAAGATCCAAGATGCGGATTATCTTGTGTGCATGGACGGGAGCGTGACCAAGAAAGTTTTAGGGTCATTAGTCAAGCCCTTGCTCGATCCTCCTTCACCTCTTTCAGGTACCGGCAATGCGACCCTCACTGGTACTTTCCAAGTAGGTTTTACGCTCTCAGTAAGCACTATTCCAACATTCACGGGAGGTGTTATCCCAGTTGTCTACGAGTATCAGTATCAAAAGTCAGCTACTGGAACTGGGTCTTGGCAAGGATTTGATGGGCCTTGGCGGCAATATGACCCTGACCAAATCAGTGATGTGCCAACCTTACTATTGCCCACAGTTACGGAAAATCAGTACATCCGTCTGCAAATACGGGCCACTGATAACGACGGCACCCAGGTAATAAGAGCAGGAAACGTGTACGGACCTGTCGCTCCTGCATAACAACGCAAATTCACTTAAAAACAACCACATCTATAATAAACTGTCCACTAACTTACTAACATGTCCGAAGCAACTCCTACAGACCCTAAGCAACTTCTGGCCGACTTCATTGATGCCTACGCAGCGGCAAAGATGACCGGCAATGAGACCCTAACCAAACTTAGCGTTACACAACTGCAAGCGTTCCTCGAAGCCCACGCTGTCGTCCCTATGCCTTTATCGGCTGAGCAGACTGACGAAGAGTGAGCCCAGAAGTTGAGGACCATTCAACCCCTCAACTCTAATGGAAAACAAAGAAGAAAAGAAGCCTGAGAAGAAAGGCATTCTCAGCAAAATTAAGGAAAGTGTTGACGATCGCGAGGAGCAAATGGCCATCCTGTCGACTTTCGTCAGGCTTGGCATCCTCATTTGGTCGGGCACTATCCTGACACTTGCCTATGTGGAACTCCCATCGGCACTGAACATCCCTAAGCAGGATCTCGACCCAACATTCATCGCGTCTGTGTTCACAGGTGTCCTTGCCACGTTCGGCGTCCAAACTGCTAAGAAGCAGGGCGACGGCTCGTACAAGGCCCAGGGTTCGGTCTCCAAGGCCGACATGGAAAGACTAATTGAAAAGGCAGCCGCAACAGCTCCAGCGCAGATAATCCGCATTGAGCAGGCCCCTATCAAATTCACCACCGACGAAAAAGGCGGTGAGTCCCCAGTCAAACCTACACCGTGAACATCATGCAAAAGCTTATTAATGTACTTTCAGTAGCTTCATTCGTAGTTAGCGGCGCTATCGTCGCAGGCGGAAGCTACGCTTATCTGAACCGCGATGCAATCGTGGACAACGTCAAAGCTCAAGTCACTGAGGCAGCAACCGCAGCTATCTCTGATGGCTTGGTCGGAGGACTCGGCGGCAGCCTGCCTGTTGGAGGTGGTGATGCAGGTGTGCCTACGGCGCTTCCCGTTCTCCCGTTTTAACCATGGACGTATCAGACGACACTAAAGTCGCGATGCCCATTCGCAACATTGTTTCAATTATTGGAGCAGTTGCGGTTTCTACATGGGCATAC